TTACGCCCATCCCGCCGTTGGCATTGCAGACATCGGACACCTTGTCGTCTTTTGCGGTTATCCACTGCTTACCGGCAACCAGCCCCGTTCCTTCCCAGCCTATCAGGTTGCCCATACCGTCCGCCATCGCCGTTTCCGTTCGGGCAATGGTTCGGGCGCGTGCGTTGCCGAAAGCATGGGATTCTTTCAGGCGGCCTGCCAATTCCTGCACACTGTCGCCGTTTCGCATGGCTTCGGCTACTTGGGCGCGTATCATTTCGCGCGTCCCTTCGGTGATTTGCCACTCGGCGGCAGGATTTCGGACAAGCCCGCCGCCCGCCCGCTTCATGCCGACCATTTCGGCGGCGCGTTCATGCGCCCACTTGACGGCGCGGCTGCGAATGTTCGTAACCATACCGGCGGCAGGTTCAGGCATTACGCGCAACAAGGCGGCAACCGCCCCGTCTTCCGCAACACGCCTGATTATCGGCTCGACCACATCGGACAATCCCGACCAATCGCCAAAATCCAAGCCGTTTGCAACAACCCCTGCCGCGCGGCTCAATTCCGCCGCCAAATCCCCGGCCTGCCAATCGACGGCCGCACCCTCAATCAGCGCCGCGATTTGTTCGGCCAAGCCGTCAATGCGTGTCAGCAAATAAGCCTCAATAAGCGCGGCAGATTCGTCTTCGCTCATCGGGCTTTCCGACTTTCCCAACTTTTCAGCCCCTTGGTTCGGCGGCTCTTCGGGCTTTCGGCCGTCTTGCTTATCCGGTTCAGGCTGCCCCTGCCCCGGTAACGGCTCCTTGCCCAGTTCGGCGCGGATTTCGTCGGCGGTCAAGATGCCTGCGTTTTTGTAGATGGCGTAGATTTCAGCCTGTTCTTTCGGGTTGAGCGATTCCTCCCCCTTCCAGACAAACTCATACGCCGCCATATCCATGTAACGGGCAAGCACGTCGTCAATCAGGGCTTTTACCCAGTTTTTCAGGCTGCCCATGCCGTCTGAAAGCGACTGCTCGCGGCTCGTCTCTGCCACGCTGCGGTTTACCTGCGCCACGAACGGCGTAGGCTCGACACTAAACGCAAAGCAGACGACACGCGCCAGCCATTCGTCGTAAACGTCCTTCAACGGCGGCTGCTTCGTCTCGCGGAAGTTTCGGGACAACTCGCCCGGCACGAAACGCATTTTGCGCCGCTGCGCCGTTTCGCCCGACAGCAGCAAATCCCAGTATTCTTGAAACCGCCTGATGTCGTCCGCCGACCACGTTTCAGGCACGCCGACTAAAGCATCGGGCACGCTGCCCGCCGTGTAGTATTCCAGCGCGTGAACCTGCCGTTTTAGGGCGATATTCACGGTCATGATGATTTGCTCGACGGGCGAATAGCCGTAAACCTTGTAACTTCGGTTATTCCGCGAACGGTAAATCAACTCGTCAGCCGTGTAATCGACCGCCGCCATGCCGTGCAGGATTTGCTGATACGCCGTATCGGGCGGTAACGGCATACGCCCCGTATTGTCCAAAACGCGCTTAATCGTCGCCCCGTCCATCACTTCGAGGGCGTACAAGCCGCCGCCCAGTGTTTTGCGCGGGTAGATACACGGCGCGTCAATGACAAACAGGTCTTCCAGCAAGATGCGCAGCCAGTCCGCCCATGTATGTTCTTTATCGGGCGACCGGAAGAACGCAACGGCTTCATCGACCTTTCGGTCTTTCCGTTGCGATTCGTCGTCTTCGGTTGATTCGACGTCGCGCTTCTGAATCGTCCACTTAAGGCACTCCATTTGGTCTTTACGCGCCTCGATAACCAAACGCAATACATCGTAGTTGTCGGCAAGGGCGCGTAATTGTGCAAAGCCTACCGCTTCACGTTCGCGCGGCTTGGAATGCCCGACGTTGTAGAACGGCTCGTAATCAAACCGCCGCCCCTCTGCCTGCTGCGCGGCAGGGGCCGGAGGCTCGCCCGCGTCGAACCACCCGTCCGCGTTGCCGGTAAAGGCGTAACGGACGCCGGCGGCAACGCGGGCAATAAAGCCTTGCGATAAAGGTGTCTTTTTACTCATTTCACAGCCTCGACCTGCGATCGCAGGAAATCAATCATGCCCGTCCGGGTATCCAGCAGCTCGCCAAACGCACGGCCCAAACAGTCTATTTGGTCGTCATGCCGGCCGTTCGGGAACATGCGCATTTCCGCAATCAGCGCGTCCGTGTCCCATGTGCCGTCGTCCAACACCATCACATTGCCGATGTTGACCTGTGCCGCGAACGGTCCGGCGCGTGTAACCTTGTCGCCCGATTCGGGGCCGGCGGATACGGAAAAACCCGCCAACTGGCGGGTTAGGTATAGTGTTTGGGATTTGCCTGCCTGACCGGGGTCTTGCGGGATGGATATTTTCGTTTTCACGCCGTCTTTTTGCGCCGTGTTGCGTAATATCCTGTCCCGCTCGTCCGCGCCGTACCGGCCGCGCACGACGTTGGCGATGATATACCGCCCGTCTTCCGTAACGCCAAGCCTGCCGCCTGCCGTGTAGTCGCCGCCGTTTGCGGTTGAAGCCAAGTCCCACGCGCGTACCCATCTGATATTCCCGGCAGGCAACGCCTTGACAAATTGCAGGTTGTCAGGCTTGAACGTACCGCCGTCAGGCGGCGCAGGTTTTTGCAAATACTGCCCGGCAAACACATACGGCGCGGCCTGCTCCATTCGGCGCAGTGTTTCAATATCATGCTTTTCAGGCCACAACGCCGTGCCGTCTTCCTGAATGGCAGGCAGGCACAAATGCTCCCACTCTTCGCCGTTGCCGCCGTCAAGCAGCCAGCCCGCCAAGTCTTTCTCGTGCAGGCGTTGCATAATCAGGATAATCGGCGTGTCAGGGCTGTTCTTCCGGGATTCGACCGTGTTTTGAAACCAGTCGATGACGTTCTGCCGCCTGACCTCGCTTCGCGCTTCATCTGCTTTGTGCGGGTCGTCAATGATGATGCAGCCGCCGAATCCCTCCCGATGCCTGCCCGCACCGAAACCTGTAATCGTACCGCCCGCACCTGTTGCGTACATCACGCCGCCTGCGGTTGTTTTCCAGTGATGGCCGCTTTCGCCTGCCAGTGCCAAATCAGGAAAAATCGCCCGATACTCTTCGTGTTGCACCAAGTTCCGAATCTGTACGGAGTTATTGACCGCCAGCGCCGCCGAATAGCTCGCGTGGATAAACTCGCAATCAGGCACGCGCCCCATCGCCCACGCGATAAAGTTCACGACCGCGATTTCCGTTTTCGAGTATCGCGGCGGAATATTGATAATCAGGCGTTTCGTTTCGCCGTTGAAAACACGCTCGAGCGCGTTGCAGATTGGCGCATGGTGATTCGCCCGCTGCCAAACATAGCCGCGCCTTTGATAAAACATCCGGCGCGTGAACATATACAGGCTTGCAGAACTTAAACTGCGAATTACTGATGTTTCAACATCGTCGAATTGCCCTAGTGCCATTTCATTCTAACTTCCTTTGGAGAAACGGCCATACAGCCCCTCTTATGATTAGCGTTTTATGCTAAACCCTACGCAACACATCTTCCGCTATCTTGCGATATTCCTCAGCATCAAGCCGTACAGCCGCCCTCATGCTCCCATCGCCCGATTTAACGTCAAGCTCCGATTTGTCGCCGTATTTCTTCGGCGCAATCTTGGAAGCCGCCCACTTTCGGGCATCTATCTGCAATTTCGCCTTTGAAACCGCCGCGCTCTCTGCTTGTGCACTATCGGCAATCTCGATGATTTCTTCAGCGAAATAGTCCGCCTGCTTTTCTCTCGCGCGCGCGTATTGGTGGCGAAATTCTTCATTAGCTTCCAACCAACGGTAAATAGTTTTCATTGGCGGCACACCATCTTCGGCGCATATTGAACGTAGGCTTCTGCCATTTGCGATTTTTTCGCATATCTTATCGGCCATGTCTTTCGTGTAATCTGTCGGACGGCCTAATTTGCGTTTCGTGCCGCTCATAAACCCTCCTCAAAAAAGAAACCGTCTAACTCTGACCCCTCTCAGAATTAGACGGCAAACACACACTCGCCACATAGGAAAAACGGAACGCCGCTACCTGTACAGGCAGAAGCTCAAATTCGGACAGCCTAAAACGCAAAAACCCGCACATTGTTATGTACGGGCTTAAAAATTCATATCCTTCGGGCGTGCGAAAATCCCCGCAAGGGTAACGATTTGAATTATACACCTATTGCCGGAAAAAACAACAGGCCGTCTGAAGATTCAGACGGCATTTGTATTCCCTACTGCATCAAACCGCCGACAGGTTGCGGATTTCGGGCAGTATCGGGCGGATTTTTTCTGCGTGTTCCGCGTCGGCGTGTGCGCTTAGGGCCTCGAGGGCGTTTGCGGCGGCTTTGAGGCGGCTGCGCGTTTCCGCCCAGACCGTCCACATCGTTACCGCCTGTTTGCAGCCGAGCTGCTTCAGCGGCGCGGAAACGTCTTTGCCCATTCGGATGGCGTACGCGCCGTATCTGACGGCAACGGCGAGGTCGTACAGGGCGTTGCCGCTTATGGGCAGGGCGGGTTGCGGCGCGGGTAACGGTTCGCGGTCGAGGACTTCGCCTGTCAAGCCTGTGTGCAGGGTCAGCGCGTGGGCATAGGCGACGGCTTCGGGCAGTTTGTCGGCGGGGATGTCTTCGATGGATTCTACGTTGAAGCGTTGGTGTACCATACTGTACGCTGAGGAGTAGTCTATGCCTTTGCGTCCGACAAGTGCGGCAACGGCTTGGCGCAATCCGGTACGGTCGTCGGCGGTGGTTTTGGCGGGCTTGATGCCGTCTGAAACCGCCAAGAACGTTTGAATCACTTGCAAGGCGAATTTCGGTGAAATCCACATCCCGTAGGCAATAACCAGTTCGCGACAAACAAAAGTGCCAAGTCTTTGTTTTGATTGAATAGACGGTTTTCCGTCTTTTTCAAGTTCTTTAATTAAATCATTGGTTTGTATATTTTGAAGCCAGCGGCGCGGTGCGTGTCTGTCTTCTCCGCCTGAAGCGCGGTGTAAATCATTCAGACTGAATAAGCCGATTTCGGTTTGATGGATAGAAATATTAGAGATTTGAACTGAATTGTTCATAATGAAGATTCCTGTAGAAGTTTACGAAATTAGCCCAAACGGGCGACCGCGAGGTTCGTAAGCCTTCTACAAACAGGCTGTGCTTATTCCCTGTTGAACAGGTATTGTATTCGCAGCCCTCGCGGTCAAAAGTAAACTTCGGTTGCGCTATCGAAACAAACAACCAAACAAGGAAACTTTAGACATGAAAAAATCACTTTGACGGAGTGATTGCCGCTGTTGATGTGGTTCTTACGCCACGAACAGGAATATAAAACAAAACCCCCTGCACATGCAAGGGGTTTCGTTACCTTATTTGGGTTTGCGTTTAAAATTCTCGTCATCACAACAGAATCGGTAAGAATCAATAACCAACCAAACAACGCGAAGCAGATTTTCAGGCGTATCAATAATAACTTGATTGCCTGATACCTCAAGTCCGCATCGTTCGATATTCGAAATATCCGACTCTTCCAATTCGATAGGGAAGATTACAGACGGCCTTTGTTTGTTGTCAAAATACCGTAATATCCACCTGTTACTTTTACCATCAACCAATACGCCGAAATAGCTTTCCGTATCTTTTGCCTCAATACTCGCATCATCAGGAAGAATTGATTTAACCAAATCAAACAACCTTCTTTCTGAATAAGTGGTAACGATTTTATTGTTTTCGGGGTCGATAATCGGCGCGGTCGGGTCTTCCTGCTCCTTCTCAACAGGGGCGGCCTCCTCCTGCACTTTCGGCGCACTCAGTCCCGATACAACCATTGAACTAACCGTATTTTGAACAGCCTGTTTGACGATATGACGGATGCTTTCCAAATATCGTTGGGTAAACTGCCGTTGAATATTCGCCCTTCCCGCCACATAACGGACGAAATCCAAATCCACCTCTTTCAAGCTTTCTGTAATTGATTCTGTAAATGCCGTCAGGTATATGCTTTCTTCCGCAAGGCTTCGCAATGCATCAGGTTGAAACTTGTCGTGCCTGAACTGATACAGTTGCGCCATATCATTTTCATTCAACATCGTAACATCAACGGTCAAAAACGGCTCCGAATCCATAATATTCTTGTTGGACAAATCGGTAAAAAATCGCCATTCCCGGCCGTTGGTAATCGCGCAAATGGCTATTTCAGGCGTGGCATTGAAGTAACGCGACAACTGCGGACAATGATTGGACAAATTTTCAGTATATGATTTTGCTTCGATAAACATAACCGGTGCGCCGTTGCAAAACAATGCGTAATCGACCCGCTCCCCTGATTTTGCACCTGGGAAATCCGCCTGGTATTCCGCCCGAACCTTATTCGGATCGAATGCCGAAAAACCTAGAATATCCAATAAAGGCAAAATCAAAGCCTGTTTTGTCGTCTCCTCGGTAGTACAGATATGTGCAACCTTCTTGACATGTTCCGCATGGGAAGCAATCCGTTCTTTAAATACCGCACTTACAGCCGCCGCATTCATGTTAATCTCCTTGGTTAAATTTGATTGGGCAAATTCCCACCCCATTAAGAAGTGTTAATTTTCGCAATCATAGCGCAACCGAAAAGAAAATCAAACCTTCTCAAACAGCAAATCAAAATCATTCCCTGCCGCCTGCCGTATCGCCCTATACCACGCGGCCAAGCCCAAATCCGTCTGCAAATGCAGGGGCCCCTCGCCGCGCCGCCTGATTTCAGCCTGCAAACGTTCCTCGTAGGCTGCCTGCGACTTCGCACCGATGCCGAACGAAATACGGACGGCCTCTTGTTGCGGCGCATCCACCTTCGCCCATGCCTGTAAAGTAAGAAACATGGCATCTTCGCCGTATCTCAAGCCGATTTCAGGCTTATGCGGGCAAGCTTCCTCCCCCATATAACGGCCTTCGATACTCAAACATCTATTTAGGCTGCGCGTATCACGGTAACGACGCTCAAAAGCACGCGCCAAGTCGTTCATAAATTCAAATTCTTGCTGATTCATAGCTTGATTAACCCTTTTTCATGCAACAAAACCAAAGTCCGCATTACACCTTCCGCGAAGGCCGTCTGAAGTTCCCCTTCCGCACAATCCGCCAAGCGGTTCTATACATCAAAACTCCCAAATGATTCCAAATTCTACCGCAGCCCGCGCCTGCACCGTTTCGGATATGGCGGACCTCGGCAGGA